CATTTTTAGTTTCTGGACTGAATAATAATTTAATCTTTTCCATATTTCCTCCTATGTTTTAATATTCATACTTTCGGCGGCGTCTTGCCGCGTGACTCCTTGAGCGGCGCGCCTGTTTTCGGGTCGTGCCAGCGGCTCAAACCTGGCACGCTGTGCGAATCCACCAGGCACTGCAAGCAGTCATTATATGTCGAGCCTGCTGGCATTTGCGGCGTGGTTTTGCCGACGTGCAATGTCACGCACCCGCAAGCCTTGCACTCGCGGAAGTATAAGCTTGATTTGGTCACGGTTATTTTCTGTAGATTCATGACTTGAAACCCTTGAACAAATTGGTTAAAAATTCGATAATCTTTTCTAACAAACTTTTATTCTTAGCGATATCTTGACTTAATTTTCCGATAGACCGTAGAACATCCTCATTAGTAGGTTGCGGTGCCAGTGGTTGCTCCTGCGGCTTTTCTTTGGGCTGAGGTGTCTGCTGTATCTCTGGTATCTTTGGGGCTGGTTGTAGCTGAGGACGTGGTTGCGGCCGTGGAGTACCTGCATCACTACTGGACAGTTCGCGTACTCGTTCTGCTAGTACCCAAATTCCATCATTTGCCATTCTTAATTGCAAATATTTATACCCATCTTCAACCTCTTCGCCCAGCACGTCTGTACCACCAACAATTCGGAAATAGTCACCTGTATTTATCTCACCGTCTAATAAATAGCCATCCTTGTCTGTCTTTACTGCTACAGAAACAGGGATACCATTATCTTCCCAGTCAAAGGTGTGTGCGAGGCGGTTGCAACGGATCTGACGGATGTTAAATACTATCGCCACTTCATCTGCATAATATACCTCGGGGAGTGCAACGCGGCGTTTTACGGCTGGAGCAGGTTTGCCTACGTATCGATAGAAGGTATATGGTGGTCGCCCTGACGCGCTCCATAGCCAGTCATGGTTGTCTATTACAATGCCCGCTTGATAACGACAGTTGATGACATTGTCTGGGTCGGTGAACATTCCCGTGTGTCCAAGAGCACCGCCTGAGTTGCCGCGGATCCCCCAAATGAATATATCGCCACGTTGACACTGTGCGTCGCCATTAGCGTCCGTTGGGACTCGTACCCAGCCATTCTTTTCTAGCGCATCGAATAGTGTGTCAGTATTACCAATCCAATAGCTTGATGGCAAGATGCCTGCTTCTTTTAGCGCGTAGTATACCGAGCTTGAACAGTCGTAGCTATTTGGACCGTTGCGGTTAGCCATTGAGTAGCCGACTTTCCCCTTTCGTGCATAGAACCACGCGAGTGCTTTTTCGATCATTTTGTTACCTCCTTTACTTCTTTAATGACTTCACGCATCTCTGGTTTGTTTAGCTGAATGGAATTGATGAATTGGGTGAGTATGAAGAACACTACTGTACCAATAAGAACAGTTAGCCCGGTGTATTTGATGATAAGTCCTACAAGTCTCTTTTCTCCGGCAATAATTGATTTAATAAATATATTGCCATCGAGTTTTTTGTTGCGGTCATTGATGTTTTTTATAGCAGTCTCAAGTTCTGAAATCTTATTATCCACATACTCGTTACGCTCATGAAATTCAAACCTATTGACTAGCCCTTCTAGCTTATTTAAGATTTGCGCCAAAGATGGCTCGACCACCTTTTCGTTAAATGTCTCTAGGCGGGCTAAACGCTCGGTCTGCTCGATGTCTGATTTTTGCATATAAAAAACGGAAGCCTTTCATGATTACGCGTGCTTCCGTTTTTTGAGATCACACTTTGTTTAACTTATGGTTATATTTTACCACTTATACGATAGACAAACAAGGTTGATATATTTAACCCAAGTACCTTTACAGCTAAGGTTTCTAAAACAGGCATATATCGTGTAGTTATAAATTAAACTAGGCCTATGAATCTCATACTAAACTCACTAACAGTGGAATCGCCACCATAATCACGCTCATCATCGCAGAAGGCACGTACATCAATAACGTCATTCTTTTTGAGTAATAAATCTACAGATAAACTAGGTCGAGATAAATGTAGTGAATTATCTGTACCACGGGTGTGGGCAGACTCCTTGACTAGCTTGTCGTTTTTGAAGATGCCCATATAAGCAGTATACCCAGAAAAGAAGCCGCTAGAGGCTATGCCCACGCGTGCATCAATATGGTAAACGCCATTCTTAGGTATTGTTACTGTGAACGAGTTAGAGTCATACATGTTGCCTATGTTATAATCTACTGTATCATATTTTACCTTATTCCATTTAGGCTTGTTGTCGCTAGTTCTTTCTAAAAGTATCCATTTAGATGTCGTTGCAGAAAACATCGGTAGCGACGCAAAATCAACCTTGTCTGGAGTGATAGCTTTATCTTTTATGTTCTTAGTCTCAACTATACCCTCTTTTAATTTTCCGTCTGTATCAAGGGATTCTAGTAGAGCTTGCGCCAGACGATCAGCCCACGAAGCAGAGGCACATGGTTGGACTATGTCACCGACATTACTACCATCATCTTCAGGACCTGCTAATAGCTTCAGGTTTATAATACTGCTATTTGCTTTGTTAGCCACTCCTGTCCAATCGCGAACAGTCCCCTCAATTACGTTGCCAGCAGAGTCGGCTCTATAGGTTATGAAGTTCATTGCCGTTTCTGTACTCCAGCCGCTTAAGCCGTCAGTCATCAATGTGTCGGATCCTGTCGCGCGCGGGCTTATCACGTGCGCTACATTTGGATAAGAGCCGTCCATTACTCGTGTAATTTTATCTTCAATACTTGCCATAATTTCCTCCTTTAGCTTAGATCTTTCGTACCAATATTGACGTACTCAAATACCACCCTTGACATCGCGTAGCTTACTCCAGATTCGGATGATGACCACCCATACTGTACCCACTGAGCATCCTCATCAATTTCCAACTCTATATCTTCGCTTGCTGAATTAAATATATTTGGAACATTCTTTATTCCGCTCCACTGCACGCCTGGTGTGCTCCAATACACTCCCGGCTCACTCCAACCAGTGCGACTTGACGATGCGCCAAAATATCGTGTTTCAGAAAAGTTCTGAAGCCCATCTTCAGTTTTAACGGTAGCATTTAACGTTATTCTTCCTTGTGGGCGCAGCAGGGTAAATACAGCTCTTAATACTCGTGCCCAATCGCGACCGGTTTCTTCGAATCGGAGTTGTCCGCTTTGCGCGCTCGTGTTGAATAATCTTCCGTCATCTACCGTTTTGACACTCTTTGATAGTTCAACAATCTTATCTCCTTGAACAATGAGAAAATGAGTTATACCAGAATTATCGTTATACAGTGTCATCCAGTCAGCGCGAATATTCCACGGCTTCATCCATGCGCCCTTGCGCTCAGCATCATAAACCCAAATTTGATTATTATAGTTAGCTGCTACTGGTAATGCCCAGTACACACGCCCTTCAAATGCTAATCCAACAGCCTTCTTAATAACTTTAGTATTCAGAGTACTAATCGCATCTTGAATAGTGTTAGTTATTCTCTTGGTAGATAATACGTTTTGTAATTGAGGCAGCGTACCAGTAGTCTTAAATCCATCGCGGCTTGGATATAGTAAATCGTTGTTGTAGATGACTACCGCGTCAGGACTGTCAGTGCCATCAGCTCCAGTATCTTCTTGGACCTGCCAAACAGTGATTGTATCTTCTCCATAAGTGATGTTTGTCGGTGCGATATAGAACCGCTTTCCTGTGCCGTTTGTGCCGCTGCTAAGCACGGTAACCTTTGGGTCGCCTTTTCCGTCGCGGTACGGTCTCACTGCAAACGGCACTTCCTTGGTACCATGGCCAACTGCTGTATATCCACCGCCGTAGCCTGGTGAAAAGTCTAGTTCATGTCCGTAGTCTCCACCACGCCAAACGTAGAACGGGTTTTCTTTATCGCCTGTCATCCAAATGCGACCGTTTATCACGTCAGCGCGAGTTGTTTTTGGACCGGCTGTGTTATTGTCTTTTGGTAGCGGCACTGATACGTCTAGGCTTCTTGAGCCATTGTCTACAAGCGTCGTCTGATCCATTGGTAAAGCACTTGCTAATCGATATAGCGTTGGGTCGCCACCGCCGTCCACACCGACGCCGCAGTAAATATTCCATGATTTAGCCTCCTTGCTGTCTGGACGTTTAATAGTCAAGCTTTGCTTCTCGGCATTCCACATATCACGGTCAGTTGATACCGCTTGAGATAATAATGGAGATCCTGCTGTCTCACCAACGGTAGAGTTAAAAGTAACTGCATAGAAAACCTTAAATCCATTACCTGTAAGCCCAGTATTTTTGTCTAATATCGGTACTGCTGGATCTGCTATTTTCTGGAAGGCTACGATTTTCATAGTGGGGATATCTAGGTAGCTCAGTGTATCCTCACCGTTCATAATCAGCAGATTGTTACGTATTTGCTTAAAATGTCCCCGCGCTGATTCGTGGTATTCTTTTCCTTCGATCACCTGCCAGGCGATATCTTCGCCTTTGGCGACGCATAATTTAGTCTTGTTTTTGATTCGTTGTAAGCAAGCCAGCCAGTTGACCGAGCCGCTACTTGTCGTGCTACGGAATTCAGTTAGTTCCCCCAATATTTTGCCTAGAGGCTGAGGACCGTACTTTGCTGTACCGCAGCGAACGGTAATAACAGAGTCTTGGTCAAGGATTAGGTTCTCTGACGACCTTAGCCCTCTTAAAGGCGACCGTCCATCGTCAAAAGCTGTCACCACTCCATTTTGCCAATCCTGCACCGCCAATCGCTGTATCTTTGGCGACTTCATATTTTTGGCAGGCTTTAGCATATATCAGACACTCCTGGTATCATATGCAACGGTCGATAGCTTGCTTGAGCACCATTGTTTTCAATCATCTTCTGCATCAACTGATTTGCCTCTTCAATGAGGTTGCCGTATTGATTTTGTAGAAGAATGTCGTTACGGGCATACTCAGCTGCGCACATTGTTACTAGCCACATTGGATTGTCTACTGGGATAGTACTGCCAGCTCCAGTGAGCAATGACGCTTTTAAGTAGACGGGTATTTCAATCTCCCCGCCCAGCATTGGATCGTCATTTCTAATGGGGTCGATAAACACCAATTTATTACCAGCGATTGTGCAACAGTCTTGTCCCTTATACATTCCTACTTGCTCTGGTGGCACCGTAGTGTATTCTTTAATCTGATTGTCTTTTTTGACCTTTATAGTGTCGCCGTATATGTTGCTTATCTTGGCAACCTTAGTAAAGTCAATTTCATATTCCTGATCCGTCGATAGTATTCCGATATTGTAATTAGGGTCATATAAAGATTGCCAATCAACATTCGGCTCGCTTTGCCATACAGGAATATACATATTAGCAATACCTACTATCTTTTGATATTTCTTATCGGTGTCTGGTAGGTTTCGTATTTTACCAGTAGCCTTCAGTATGACGGCTGATACGAGTTGTCTAGTGTTCATAGCGTTTTCCTAAATTAAAAACACGAAGCCGGCTTATTATTGCCAGACGCTCCGTGTTTTTTCGGTGACGCTGTTTTCTTGTTTACTATTATAGCATAATCGTTGCAACTATGCTTTTTTGACGCGTATCCTCGGACTCTTCCACTGTTTCAGTGCGGCATTTACTTGTTTTTGGGTATTCATCTTGCTAATGAGATTTTGACCGATTTGGTTGATATTCATACCCTGCACAGATGTTTGATTTGCTTTTGTAGCAGACGATGAGATGTTTGCTGCGGCTTTTATTCCTATAGAAGCAACGCCAGAGTTAGCGGACCGGCCACCATGACCACCTCGACTACGACCCGAGCCGCTCCAACTACTGCCACCAGACGCCTCTTTAGTAATTCTATTGCCATCAACATCAAACTGAGCAGCGTTGAGAGCTTTTGCTTCCCATTTAGTAATATACCCCTCGGCACGCAGCTTATTGATGATGCCGTTTTTGGCAAACATCTGCCCGGTAATACTCTTACGTCTTCCGTTTGTAAGCGCTTGCATCAGCTCCTCGTGGGATGATTCTTGTGCCTTCTGGCGCCAGTAATTATCCATCAAGCTAACCTCCTTGTGCGTTGTCATTGCACCATACTCGATTTGCTCTTTACTGTAACCAGATTCTTTATAGTAGCGCTCCTTTGCCCAATCTGGCAGGTCTTTATGTTTGCCCATGAGGATATCTACGGCGCTCTTTGCTTTGTCGTCTTTCTTCTCGCCATTTTCCAGTTTGTTGAGGATATCATTAGATGATTTGAACTCTTTTTTGAGAGTTGAGACATCGTCGATATTGTAGGCTTTCATCCAGTTAGAATAGGCTTCATCGCTTTCGCCTTGGCTTTCGGCAAGTTTTTTATAGACAGATCGCTCTACTTCACCGCTTTTACTGACGAGTAATCCGTCTTTGAACTGGTAATCGCCCTTTTTCAGTTTTTTCTTTATCGACAGTGCATCCTTTTTATTTAGCCCCTCCAAGTTTAGCTGTCCATCGGCTGTTTGCTGCTTAACTTGCTGGTTATTCTGGTTATTACTGCCTGGCATGTTTATCTGAATACCATCAGAGGCGTTTGCTGTTATACCGCCAAGTTTCAGCGCCTTCAGCCACGAGCTGTCGCCATTTTCTATTTGTACCGGCAGAATTGCATTTTTGCCAAACAGCGCCCCCTGAGTTAGATAAAATGGATTATCTTTTTCAAATTCAGCCTTCACCTCGCCATTGCCGTCTTTTGCTTCGCCAGAATGAGCAGCAGTCAAGCCCTGTATAGTTTTCTTCAGCTGATTTCCTGCTGGCAACTCGCTCAGCGCCCTGTACATGGCAGCTTTTGTCTTTGCGTCTGCTTTATCATCGTCGCCCTCTTCGCTTGCTGCGCCGGCTTCATCCAAGTTGCCTTTAATGCTGGCTGTCGTGCGGAGCAGACTGGCAATAGGTAGCGTACCGTCGTATCGACCCAAAGAGCTTTCCTTACCAAACAGTTTCTGGCGGTCTTCCCTTGTAGTAGCAGAGTTAACAATACCTGATACGATCGGAGTGGCGCTGATAGCTTCGCTGGATACCTTTTGTAGGGTTCGCCCCAGTTTAGCCTGCACTGACGCATCTTTATCGTCGTCATCCTCATCATTATCCATCCAATCAGCAATTATCTCTAGCAATGCGCCCATCGGATCAGCTCCTGGCTTATTGCCTGTCACCGCTTCCAGGACATTGTACATGATGGCCACGTTGACAAAGAATGCCACTTTTTGTTTGCCAGTCATCTGGTTCCAAACGTAACGGTTTTGCTGCGATACTTCGCGGCTAAACTGTAAGAACGACGCCATCCATAGCCGGTTGTAGGCGCGTGGAGTACTTATCTGGTCGCGCAGGGTTACCGTATCATTAATAAAGCGCTCTGCGTATCTTACGGCGTCTGCGTCGCTAAGTCCATTGTTGATAGCCTGGTTATATTTAGCCATGAAAGTATACTCAATGACGTTTTTCTCAATAAACTCCATCGGAATGCCAGCGACTTTCATGGTTTTTTCAAACTTGGTATCGTCAGACAAGTTGTCTTCGGCATACCTGAGTGCTAATGCATTTGATTTTTGCAATATCGCCTCGCGGTTTTTGCGCTTAAATGCTTGGAGTAACGATTTTGCGTCGGTTGTTGCCAGCAGGGTTGGCATCGATGCTGTCTGCGCGATTGCTGAGTTTACGTTACCGACAATCTTTGACAGGGCTGCCTGCTTCATTAGCCCGCGGGCTACTGTATCGGTAAACTTGCGCGCCAGGCTTGGCTCTGTGTCGGTAACAGTTCTCTGGAATGGATCGGTCTTGCCAGCCAACCTGTTAGCATGCTCCTGAACGAATCCAACAAACTGCGTTAATCCATTAGCACTGTCGGTCATCTGCTGCATAAACTCCACGTCTTGCAACATCTTATCCAAACTATCTGCCATTTTGTTAGTTGCTTCTTTCAGGTTGCTGACGTCGTTTTTAGTTAAGCCCTGTGCGCCTAGCTTATCTATTTTCTTAATAGCCTTATGCAGCTCTTTAACCCCGTCAATTTCGCGGCCGATTGCCCGCGATAGTCCATACAGCTTATTTCTCGCCTGGATTAGCTCTTCCTGGTTAATCTCGCCAGCCTTAATTGATTTGTACAACTCGTCTATTCTGTCAGCCAGCTTCTGTATACCATTCGTACCTTTACCAGCAAATTCTTGCCTCGCCTCGCTAGCGGCTCGTACCGCCACCTCCAAGGACCGGTTCATAGTGATAGCATCGGTCATGTGTATATTATGAAGAGCAATTTTACTATACTCCATTAATGGCGTGAATGGGTCGATAGGTTTTACGTCGCCGACACGCTGCATAGCAAACTGATTAAACTTCTGATTCGGCTTAAACAGTCCTGTGCGCCCCGCTAATTTAGCTGGCAATGACTTGCGCGATGCGGTTGGCAAGTCGCCAGCCGACATTAAGTTTTTAGCACCATTGTACATTGAGGCGATTGCTCCCTTGCTAGACTGTAATTCACCCAGATGCGTAATGTAGTCCTTCCGCTCCATGATTGGATCTTTGCCCAGTGCCACTCGAATCTCGTTTTGTCGGATGAGCAGGTTTTTGTATACCGCGCGCAGGAATCCATTGTATTGATCAAGAGCTTCAGCGGCAGGTTTACCGTATACCTCCTCAAACGCATGTAGTCGTTCTTTATAGGACGGCACTTTCTCGCCGCGCGGCACTCGGGCAGGCTCAATCACGAAGACCGCGTCTTGCAGCATCTGTCGTTTTAGAGGACCATGTTTCTTGGCTTGCTTAATCAGGTTTTTGCGGTAATTTTTTATTCGCTCACCAATGGCATTACCCTCTTTAACTGCGGCAGCGTTAGCTTGGCGCGGCAGTTCAGACATGATACTCATCAATGCCTCTTTCGTCTTGTTGACGCCGCTCTTAAAGTAGTTCAGACTGTTACTGCGACGTAATGCGCCAGTTACGCGGTCGATGACACCCTCGGTCGTCCACGTCTGCCCAGCGCCAGACTTCATTTCTTTCAGCTGGCTAAAATCGATATCGCGCATATTCAGGTTCATCTTCTTTTTGCCAGCGTATATTGTCACGTTGCCTTCAGGTGTCATTTCGATGTAGTTACCCAGAATTTGCCCAGTTGCTGAATCGACCACTCGTCCGGATTCAATGTGGTGCTTATTCGGGTTAAATGTTACCAGCTTATCGCTTGGACGGTACTCTTTCTTGTTGCCAGTCTTCATATAGCCGTCAAACGTACTCACCAATTCAGCGTTTATTCCCTTAGAGTTTTCGCGCCAAATATATTGGATAGCTAGTCCGTCTTCGTATGCTCGCTTCGCTTCCTCATTGACGGTCTTATCCGATCTAATTTTATCGATGAATTTGTTTTGCAGCGGGGACGTCACTCTCACTGCTTCCTGCCCAGTCCTCTGCCATTTCCCGTGTATGTTTCGATATTCATAGAATGAATGGTACGCACCGTTTTCGTCTTTATAGATCATCTGACGCGTATTATGCGCAACTGTGTTAGAAGTAGTTGTAGGTGCTGGCACCGCATGCTCTGCACCTGGCAGCTTAATCTTCTCTTTGATGTTTGGCGCTATTTCGTCAATTGGACGTAAACGACCATTTTCGTCTAACATACTGCCAGCATGCGGATCGACTGTCAGGAATGCCCGCTCGCCGGTGATATCATAGCCCTTCTGTTCGGCTATTTTTGCAAACCGCTTCGCGACCGTTTTCTCATCAATACCGACTGCTAGGCTAGCATTATGTACGATATCTGCTATCTTATGACGCGGACCTTCATCCAGTCCTCGGACTAACACCTCGTCTAACGCCTGCTGTTTCTTTAGCTGTTCGTTATATGCCTTTACTTCCTCTGCCTTCCGTTTTGCTTCCGCCTGTTTTTTGGCTTCCTCGGCATGTCTGGCGTTAACTATTTTCTGAGCCTCCTCGATAACATCCGGGTCTCTGCGCCATTCGGCCAGCTGTTCTTTACGCTCTCTTTCTGCTCGTCGGGCTTCTGCCACCCGGGTTACTTCATCGATGAATGAATCGATATCGTCATATCCCATCTCCTGGGCAACAGTATCGATATCCCGCTTGCCAGTACGGCGTTTGTATGCAGACGGCAGGTCTTCTGTTAAATCGCCTAAATAATGACGCAAATCATCGACATGTATGCGCGGTATGCTCCACTCTGAACCATTACTTCCCTGTATATCTGTGGCAGTATTTTCTAGGAATAGGTTTTCATCAATGTTTTCAAAGATGAAGTTATCGATAGCTTGACGCAACTCCTTAGTCATCTTTGGCTTAGGATTATCTTGGATGTTATTGATGGTTTCCTGAAGTGGCTGTTGGCGGCGCTGTTTATCGGCTCTGTATTTATCCATAGCGTTGTTGAGGTTATCAATGGCGCTTGGCTTAGACTGATTTTGCGATTGGTCTAGTTTGTAACGAGGGTCGGTGTTGACATTTTGGGTGTTGTTTGCTACACTGTCTTCATTAGCCTCTCCGGGCCGTTTCGGACGTGAACTGGTCGGGACTTCACTGAAGTCTGCATCCAGCCCCTGGGAGCCAGAAGCCTGCGCTTGCCGTGGGCTTCTGCTTTTGTTGTAGTACGATACTATATAAAAGTCTCCGTTGGGCTTTTGCTCTAGCTCTACTGCCAAGATGTGCATATTATCCAGCTGCTTAGATAGCTCTATCTTTTCACCTCTGTACCCTTTTTGTCCTTTTACCTTGATGTTGTCTGGTTCTGCAAACACTAAAGGAATATCTGCAATGTCGGCGTCTGTTATTGGGTTAGCATCTTCTATGCCATAGCGCCCTTTACCGTCTAAATGTCCGCTATTTTTCATGTGCCTGACCGCGTTATCGGTAAGTACCAATTTAGCGTTACTACTGACGTTGAAGCCAGTTGCCTCAGAATACATCTGTGCCAACTCTGGTGTTATACGAGACATAATAGTCTTGCGCCGCCAACCGTTCTTTACCGAGTTGAAGCGAGCAATTGCATCTTTAGCACTTTCTGGGTTAATTTTATATGCAAGACTGTCCTCAACGCTACCTCTAGTTTGTGATGCTACGCCTCTAAATTTCCCCGTCTCCATTTGGTCGTACAATTGCTTAGCTAGATCAGCCTTGCCGGCAAATGAACGGATAGATTGCCACACACGCTCAAAATAGGCAATTATCTCACCTGGAATGTGTAGCCTTCTACCGAGTATGTTTATATCTATGCCTTTCGCACGCGCCCTAGCATATTCCATAAAGCCATCGGCTAGTTTCTCTTCCGCAGCTATCTTAATGCCTTGCTCGTCTAGCTTTATATCATAACCCTTGCGCCGGTATTCGGTTACGAGATTTTCTGCACCATTGGTTTTGACAATATAATCTATGGCGCTGTTCCTGGCTCTATCGTCTACATTAGCCATCACGCGGTGCACTAATTCGTGATTGAGCGTATTGAGGCTTGGCTTGCCCTCTGCTATATAAACTACTCCTTCAACATCACGATAGAATCCATCGATATCTCTACCATTAAACGTGCCTAAATCGGCAAATAACACTGCACTATCACCCATAACCTCACGTGATCGGTTGATTAGGTCTTGCTTAGTATCGCTGGTCTTTTGCGCTTCAGTGTCTATCCTATACCGCATATCTGGGCTGTCTGTTGGATTGAGGTTATCTATATATTTAATTTGCTCTGGCCTGAAGACGACGACAGCATCGCCGCTTACCCCACTTGCCTTATCTCTGCCTGGGATTATTAATCCATCATAGCCATTATCTCTTGCCCAAGTCTGAAATTCTGGCTCACTAGTGTCAAACACAATATTGTAATTATCACCTACAATATCACCGCTAGCTAAACTATTATTTAAGAACTCCTCAGCATTCCTTAACGCCATTTCGTTAGTCCGCCCGTTATTTGAAAAATAATGAGTCAAATAATCCAAGGCAACCTCTCTAGGCTGATAGTTTAGATCAAAGGGCTTCTTAACGTTCAAAAAAGCTTCTACGACTTTGCGTCCACCACCTCTTTCGTGAGTCCTTCTGTCGGCATAACTATCTGCTATATCTTTATTGTCTGTAAAGTAAAATCCTCTTCCTAAATTACCCTGTTGTATCCTATTAGGAGCAAACTGGTTAAAGTCTGTGCTTGTTCCGTGGTACAAAGTCTTAAGATTGCCGTTTTCGTCTCGGATTTTAGAGTCCTTAAAGTATTCCTCCTGCTCTGGGCTTAACTTATACTTTGTATCTGAATTGACAGCAGTATCGACAAAGGACTTAAAGGCTTCATGTACACGATCAGCTACGTCAGCAAATGTCCTAATCTCTGGATCAGATAGCGTAATATTTAAGTCTCCACTTCCACTCGAGTATGCTTTATAGTGATTGGCTATCCGTACCGTAAAGTCGTTATCGTTTGCGTCATCATAAAACGTAATGTAATTAGCCTCAGATGAGCGCGATGTACTATGCTCAACTCTTATATCGTCGTTAAGTCCTGCAAGTTTCAATGCTTCATTCAAATCATCCGCAATTTTTTCTGACGCTATGTCTATCAGCTGGTCAGTCTCAATATCTGTATCCGTTGGTCTTTCATTGAACGCTCGATAACCATCAAGGTCAATCTCCTCGCCGCGAAATGCAGGTCTTGGAGCGCCCAGTGACTTCTGTTCAAACTCTTTTAAGGTCTGCTCTTGGTTAAGTATCATACCCTCTATTTGCCGAGCAAAGTTTTCCTTTCCTTCCGCTCGTGCCTGTGCGGCTTCCAGTCTACGCTGCTCTATATCTTTTCTTAAGTACTCGGCAATCTCTTTCGCCTTAGGGTCGCCAGGTGCGACATAGTCTTGGCTTAGTCGGTAATCTATCGCTGACTGCTGTGTGTTATTAAGCTTATACCGCACATCCTGCGCCACCGTATCCTGTACGTTCTGGGTAGCCTGCTCGATGAGGTAGTTTTCTAGCTTACCAGTGGTTTGCTGGCGAGTAGCAATGGCGTTGGTATCGCCGTGCTGGATGTCGGATATGTTTTGGCTGACAGCCTGCTTAAGGGCAGGGCTGGCGTTTGGCATGGTAGTCTCTACTGTCTGGTTGACATTGACCTGCTGGATTGGGTGTGTCTGGTTGGTTCGTGTATTGACCGCATTGACCTCTGCTGCTTGGCGTAATGAGGTGTTTTCTGCTGGGCGGCGGTAAAAGTCTGAGTAGCCGGCATTCTGATTAGTGTTCTGGGTCTGGTTTTGAACCTGCGGTTGAGCCTGTTGTGTTCGCTGCTGTTCGCTCTGGCGTGCTTGGCGCTGTGCTAGGGCTTCCTGTTCGAGCTTGCCAGGAGTTTGTTGCTGTGTTTGTTGACTCTGAGCAACCTGTGCGCTCATTGCTGCTGACGGTTGATTTTCTGTCTGTCGCACACCGCCGAAGTTGCCGGCACCAGCTGGACCACCGAGTGCCGCACCCATCAAAGCACTTTTAACAACTCCTTCCGAATATTTGCGATCAGGGTCGTAAGTGTGCTTGGCGAATGCATTTTCTGTAAGTTGCTGCGCCGCCTCTTCACCACCCTCCGCTAAGGCGCTTTTAATCATTCGTCTAGTAACAGTCTTTCCACCAGGCGACAACACTCTGTCTAGACCTACTTTTTCAATGGCAGCCTGGGCTGCGGCGTTAGCATAAGCAGCCGGCAATACGTCGCGGGTATTTTTACCGTGGGCATTAGCATCAGTCACAAAGTCTGCAGCATTTTCCGCGAACGCTCGCGCAACTGGAGCTACACCAGCCGTCACTACACCTGTACCCATATCCTGGATTAACCGCTGGCCGCTCTGGCCTAGCTCATACGCCACATCAACATCTGTATCATTTTTCTTGAACACGCCAAACTGTTTATCGTACTGCGCGTTGCGCTGCTGACCCTGCTGAATAATTCGCTGGCGGGTTTTGTTGTATTTTTCGTCGCCAGTAATGCCGTACATAGCATCGGCAATAGCCAGGGACATTTTATCTCCTGTGTCGCCGACTGTACGCCCTGCGCCGTCTATGAAGCCTTTAGCAGCGCTGGCTACGGCTCGTCCCGGTGCAGTAACTGCGCCAACAATATTCGCGATATTCTGCGACCGGCGTGCTTCGTCGGCAGAGGCTCGCGCTTGGTTTTCCAGCTGGATACGTGTTTGGCGGCTCTTGGCAATCTCTGGTTCGCTGACGCCGCGTGCGCGCATTTTATTGTCGATGATATCTTGGCTGCTGGATTGGGCTGTTCTGTATTGGTTCAGCTCGTCATTGGCATGCTGAATGGCAGTATGAACAGGGTTTGGGTCGATACCCATGCGACGCATATCGTTTTGCTGGTTAATAACGTTCGGGGCGGTTTGCGGTCTTGGCTGCTGCGGCTGTACTGGGACCGGCTTAGGCGCTTGAGGCTGCGGTTGCTGTACCTGTTGGGGTTTTGGCTGCTGGATTGGCTGGCTATTGGCATTCTGGATTTGGATTTGCTTGTTCTGCTTATTAACCCAGTCTTGCTGACCCTCGGGGGTAAGCATTTTTGGCGCATCATCAACAGTTAGCTGAGGTTTTGCCTGGTTATTCTGACTATTAATGTTTAATTGCTGGTTTACCTGGTTAGCTTGTTGGAGGGGATTAAGGTTAACTTTTGGTTGAGATGGCTGGTTTAGTCCGCCGCTGTTGTTTGCCCACGGCATATTCATCCGCGGCTGGTTGTTTAACTGCGGTTGTTGTACTGGCTGCGGACGTTGCTGGGGCTGCTGTGCTTGCTGCTCCTTGCGGCGTTTCTCTTCGTCGCTTACCCAGCCTTTGCCGGTGAAAAAGTTGCCTAACCTCTGGAAAAAGTCCATTCTCTAATCCCCTCCTCGCTTATTTACAGGTATTGGTTTTGACGTTTACGCTCTTCTTCTTGATTGAGGCGAGTGTTGTAGATGTTGAGTGTTGGGTCGCTGCTTGGCGATGTCGGATTGGATATGCCAACCGATGTATCGCCGCCAACTTTGTAGGCGTCCAAGTCTTTAGCGTTGTACTGGACCTTGTTGCCGGTATAGGTGTTTTGCTGGCGTCCGAGGTTGTCGATTTCGCTCGACAGAGCATTTGCACGAGCCAGATCAGCACGAGCTGCATTAGCACCATTTGCACCTTGTGCGGCAGCTTTTTGGCTACGTAATTGAGCGAGCTGTGTCAACAGGTTTTGGCGGGTAGTCTGAGACGCTTGGCGCGCCGCACTGTCTTCATTCGCTTTCCAGTCATTCAGCTTCTTGTCCTCATCTGCGTAGTCGTTCTTAAACTGCCCCCACGTCGTGTCGATTTGTCGCTGGTTTTGCGCATAGGTTTGCCCCGCACCGGCACGCTGCTGATTGGCTTGGCTCTGTACAGCACGTCCTGCTAGTTGCATGTCTGAACCTACTGCACCCATACTACCGAGTGAGCGAAGCAACCCGCGGAGTCCTACAGCCGAGCGGTCATTAATATTATTAATGTTGGTGCGGCGTTGCTGCTGGTTTTGGCGTGTCTGGTCGTTGAACTGTCCTTCTGCACGGTTCCATGAGCTGCGGAGTTCGTTTTTCTTGGTATTGTACTGGTTATTGATATTGCCCAGACGTACACCTAGCTGGTTGTCTACCCGGCCTAAACCATGCTCTAGCTGACCGATGCCTTGGTCGTACTCTGCTAACTGAGCAGCACTGGCACGGTTACCGCCGGTGTTGCCGCCACCGCCGCCGTAGTAGCCGAGGCTGAGGTTTTGGTTGCTATTTGAGTTACTGTCATGCTGGGTATTTCGTTGTGCATTATTACTCTTCGGTTGTTGTGGCTTTATGCCGTAACCTGGATATTTAGCCTCTGAGTATTGCTTAATATTGTTCACTGGCATGCCAGTAAGTCGCGACATATCCTCCCAAGAAAGCCCGCGTTGGAATAATCCAGGCAGCTGTTGATATTGTTTTATGATGTTGCTAGAGGCGTTAAATAAGCCCATAAAAAAATCTCCTTTCGCGAGATAAGGAGATTTGGGGTTAGCGCTATATACTAACTACTGCTTTTCTTCACAGAAATGCTGAACTATTGAACTTTCTGATATTCCAAAACCTGTTTTTGTATACCTAGAATCAAGTATTGCTTCACGATGCGGCTTTGAGTTCATCCATTCATTGATCGTATTTTGGCTATTGGCATCATAGAGATTTTTTATTATATTCTCACCTACAAGCCCGCAAGAACCTTTTGTTCGGTTTTCCGCAAGACTATATCCATGGACTCCGTCAGGAGATACATGACCGTAATAATTGCGGTCTGTCATGTCATTCGACTTCTCCTGAGCGCTCTGGTTTAACCTTTCATCCAGCACCAGCGGCGCCACGCCAACCTTAGCACGCTCTTTGTTTACCAGTTCTAGCATCTCCTGAGCATTCACGCGACCGACATCGTATCCATCCTTCTTCGGCTCTGGCTTTGGCTGCGCCTGAGCTGTTTCTACAGGCTTCTGAGAATTCAAGTTAGCAATAAGCCACACCGCCCCGCCAACACCCGTCAGCTGAACTAAGATAGCGGTAATAACTATAGCCTTTTTCATGCTTTCACATTAGCACAACAGAGGTAATTTGTCAATCACCTCCATTTATAGACAAAAGAATTACTTACGTCGTCGTACACACGATTAAGCATATTAGTATCGTATGTTGTTACTACCAACATACACTTATCGTTACCCTTAACCGATACTTTCTGACGGGCAAATATCTTAGTGTTTTCCTTAGTCGCTACAGTATCAAGGACTCCACCATAAACGTTTCCTCCTGGCTGTAATTACGCGCAGTCTCCTCTACTGAGAATCCTTTTGATGTATTTTCGCTCTTCATACCGTCAAGAGCGTCTTTCACGTTATCATTGCTTGCTAGGGATGTTTCGTTATCTCCAGCAAACGAATATTTGATACAACCCGCCTGGATATTAACGTAGCCTTTGAATGGCGAATCTTGATATATATTACCGGAAACGCTAACTCCATTAGCAGATAATCGGCTATTCATGGCGGTTAAAGTCTCCGCGTTTAGAGTTGCGTCTTTAGATAGTCTTACACTAAAACGCTCATCTCCAACCGTTCTACTCAGTACACTTGAATCGTATTTAGGTACATGGTTTTTGGGAAAAACATAACTCACAGCATGCCTTGCGGCTAACCCAGCAAGAGCTACGACTAGAAAATACAAAACAGCCTTGGTTGTTTTTCCAAATTGCTTGCTTATGTCCTTACTCATACAACCACTCCGCCACACCGCCATGATGCGAGCAAGCCCCTCTTCCAGTAGCGCTGGATTGCCATCCGTCGCGGCAGATTGCTCCGACACGGTAGTGTGATTGCCGTTGTACTGGTTGCTGTGCTGGTTTTGGCGTACGAACAATGATATGAGTAGTGGGTTGAGCTATTACCTCTACCTTATCCTTGTAGCCCGATTTACTTGGCTTACAGATTTTCTTACTACCGACAGCACCCTGCTGCTTGACTGTTTCAGTGTAGCCATATTGACCTGTACTCCCTTCATACTGTGTCTCAAACGGTATCTCCTCCGTTCGACAGTCTGAATAGGTTACAGGTTGCACGACTGGTGCAGTATGATGCTGTTGCTGTTGATTATTGCCCATTGCTCCAGCGATGCCAGCCAGTGCGGCAACACCAACAGCGGCGCCGATAACACCTTTGACGACTTGTGGTTTTGTTCCCATCTTAGTAAAGACTCCTATTTATTACTAAAGTACCTTTAGCATACACCACAAACCCCAAATCTCCAAATTGTGAAACTACTATTAAATTGGATAAGAGTTCTCGTCTGTTGTCCGGTCACTCAGGGGGCCTATTCCTTTGCTCCGTACTGACTTGGGCGGTTTCGCATTTCTTTAGCGATCACCTCGGATTACTGCTTATACAACGCTGCGACGCACGCTTCCTTCTTTTTTGGATGACAACGCGCTCTCGTTTTTTGGAGTCACACTTCGTGCTTAATTGTAAGGCTATTATAGCATAAACTGCGTATTCAGAACAGCTTTTTTAATTGGCTTTCTGGTATGCCGGCTTTTTCCAAATATTCGCAAATCTGTTTCGATGTGCCTGGTGCTATAGTTCTGTGTCTTGGAATAATTATTGTTATGTTGTCGTTGTCTCGCACATACTTGCCATGTTTTGAGCCTAAGCGACTAACAAACCCAGAGCGGACTAGGAGTGCTAAAAGCTTTTTAGTCCGTATGGAGCGGTAATATTTAGGCATGATTATTACTTCGCCAGTACTAGGTTGCCGTGTTTTTGCAAAACCTGATCGGCATAATCTATATCCTCAGGCAGCAACATCGGCATAGATGATTTTATGTCCTCTGGTATATCAAGATAGGTGAGCATCATGTCGTTAATGTTGATTACCAAGTCTTTAGAGCTCTGGCTCTCTGTAATAATCAAGTCTTTTACATCTTTGCTATCTATTTTCACGATTCTAGCAGTATAGGTTCCCGTTTTTTTATCGAAAGACGTAAAAACAGTCACATCGTGCGGTAATTTATGCTGATAGGCGGCTACCAACTCAATGTCTGGCTGATTAAAGAATTGCTTAATGTGGTGGAAAAAGCGGTTCATCATGCATCTATATTAGCACAAAGTAAACAAAAAAACCATCTCATTCACATCAATGAGATGATCTACATGTTTATGCTGTAGTCGCTATTTGTATCCCATCCGCCGCGAATATTCATCTATCTCATCAGTTATTTTTTCAGCGGCATCGACATCCTCGGCATTATGGGCTCGGATTAGCCTACGACGTAATTCGGTGAGATGTTTATCTTTTACTTGGCGTAATATCTTGTTGAATGTGTCGTGGGCTAGTCTGCGCTCATGACGGGACTTGAGAGGGTTATTAAACACCTCATGCAATCGTTTCAATTCACCCTCTCGTGTTCCGTCCATCTGCTTATTCCTCTGGTGCGTCCTCGTGGATGTCACCGTCAGTGATTTCAAAATGCGGGTTAATAACCTTTGCTACAGACGCGACATGCTCCTCAGATGCGCTGCCATAGAATTTCTTGGCTATTTCCAAGTGGCTCATACCGCTGTCATACGATTCAATGAGCTGCTGTTTCGTAACTCTCTGTGCTACGACGACGTCGCCCTCACTGGCTTCCTTAGCATCAGCGATGATTTTCTCGGCTTCTGCTTTAGCCTGCGCAATGATGTCAGCGGCGCTGGCTTCAGCCTCTTTCTTTGCCGCAGCGATTTGAGCTTCCATGTCGTTTGGAGCTTCCGCTTTAGCCGGCTCTGGTTTCGGTGGAGTTTTCTCTGCCATGTTATTTCCTTTCTTTGGTGGGGCGGTGTGAGCCGCCCCGGTTACCAGCTACTAGTCCTTAGCACCTGTCTTAATGTTGATGATCCATTTTGGATCAAGTACTGCCGATGCAAACGCTTCAGCTTTCCAACCGGCGGTCGAGAACATGTTCAAGGCGTTGCTGGTATCGTGCTTGTCTGGGTTTTTAATGATGAGCTTCGTCTCATTAATACCCTCCAAGGCGATTGTACCGAACGCTTGCTGACCGTGGATGAAGTTTGAGTACACAGTTACTGAACCAGCCTGCTCGGTTTTCTGGTTGCTTGAGCATTCCAGGAAGCGAACGCCGGCGATTGTACCGATTTCACCCTTGTATAGCTCTTTGCGGCCAGTATACTTCTGCGCCTCGATCCATGCACCGTCATTCATCAAGTTGTAGGCGGTATCTGGACCAATTTTGCCGATGTAGTAGCCATCGCCATAGGTCTTAGCGTTGCGCTTTTTCAGGTCGCGCTTTGCCTTTTTAACCTCTTTTAGCGTCAAGACGTCATCGTTGGTTAGATTAGACAGCGCCGCCTTGCCGTTAGCAAACATAGTGGTTGCACCAGCGTGCAAGGAGTTGCGAATAAGCGCGTCGATAGTCTCTGCGGCTTGTTGCGCCAATACCTCGATGGTCTCTTGCTGTCCCTTGTCGATTGAGGTCTCTTTGAACAGCGAGCTGATTTTCTCCCAGTCACCATACGTCTTCAACTCGGCGGTGACCTGTCCGCTTGACTTACCAGACTCTGGCGGGTTTTCACCTTCAGTAAGCGCTGTAGTAGCTACTTGCTTTGGATCTCGCTTGGTAAACGTGTACGTTTTACCGTGGTTTTGTTTCAGGTGCGATTTCTTTGCACCCTCGCCGTGAATCAGCAATGCTTCACTGCGCTCCAAGAACTCAGAGTCCAAAAACTTGGATAACTCTTTGTCCATGTTGATGGTTGTGACTAATGCCATAAGTTACCTTAACTTTCTAGCTTTCCTTCGCGTATGAGCTTGGCGCGGCGTTCTTTTTGGCTCATCTTGTCGAATGTCTTCGACACTTTGCCTGAGCCCAGAACATCTGCGCCGCCGCTAATAACTTTTTTCTTATTAGTGCGCCCTCTGCTTTTATGAAAAGCTTGATACAGTTGATATATACTCTCTCGCGAACCAACAATATTGCCAGCGTTGTCGTAAATGAGCATTCCTCGTAGGAATTCATCTACATCAGCGTCAAGTTCTGGATCATATTCATCAGATTCTGGGTCGAACTCTGGAAAATCCTTGAGCGCCCGCTCAGCATCTGACGACATGCCGCTAATTGATGCACTGACTTGGGCTTCGTAAGCCGCTTGCTCTTGAGCTTGCTGTATGTCTACCAACTGCTGCTGTAGTTGTAGGTTTTGCAACACCGCCTTAGCTTCAAATTCAGTGAAGAAGTCTCCCGTTTCCGGGTTCTCCGTCTGCATAATCTGCTCTAGTGTCGGCAAAGGCTGGTCTTGCATTTCAGGCGGTGTTTCCTGATACTGCTGCGCCTGCTCTTGCTCCAATTGCTGGCGGTAAGCTCTTGCTTCATTCCGCCTGGCAACCAACTCGCGGATAGCTCGATTTTCTTCGTCTAAATCGCGTTCTAGTTGCTCTTGGCGGGCTTCCTTGCCCCGCTTCGGCTTCGGGTCGTCGTCTGACTCGTCCTCGGATTCGTCCTCTTTGTCTTCCTCCTTGGATTTATCGACTTTGACACGTACCACCTCGCCGCTATCTGAAATAACTGCTTTGGTGTCTGGCTCGCTCGAAGCCTCAGAGTTTTTCGTTTCAGCTGCCGTCGACTCAGCTTGGGTAGACTCCTGCTCTACCTCGGTATTTACGACTTCTTGGCTTTCCGCTTCTGCTTGCGGCATAGCACCCTCCTTCTCGTTACATTGTTTTGACGTCGATTACAGGTGACGAACCTGGGCTGCGTGAGATGCGCTCCTTTGGTCAGCTACTAGCGAGGATTTAGCCAACCAAAGCAGCGTACCTCCCTAAACAGATTTGATAATGTTTTCCAACTCGCTCCTTTCTTGTCGTAAAATCCGTACAACTTCCTTGTGCGCCAGCATGTAAATTGATAGTTGCTCTTTGTCGATAACGGCTTCATTCGGGATAGCATCAAGCGATTTGTAATAATCGATCCGCTCGTTCCATCGGTCTACAATTTGCTGCAACTTATTCAACTCCTTAGCTACAGCAGCATTTTCCTCTTTCTTGGCTTTTTCGCGCTGTTCGTCCATATCAGCATTCGGCACAAAGTACTCAGTACTGCGTGGGTATAGATTGTCTTCCATTATTCATCCTCCTCTTTCTGGATAACGCCCATGATTGAGGCGATTATCTCTTCCTCGGTAAAGCCTTTTTCAACCATGCTCGGTACTTCAGCGATTAGGTTCTCTGGCGTACCAATTTGGCGCAATTCATCAATTAGGCTCTGTTCAGCGGCTTCCTGTGGCTCAGTTGACATTTCTACTGGCGAGGTCTCGCTTGTTACTGTCTCAGTAGGCTGTTCTATCTCAGCTCCTGGCGTCTCGCCCTCAGCCTGATTCATCGCCTGCGCCGCCTGTGCTTGCATCTGCTGCATTTCTTCCATCTCTTCCTCGGTAACCTTCAATTCGTCCAGTCCGTCGATACCAGAGTTGGCGACAATTGCGTTCCACGCTGCCAGCTTCTTCTTGATTGGCACGACTTGATTGAGCGATTGGCTGGAATCCAGTGTCTGAATCAAGGTTTTCAGCGCATCAAGCTGTGCCGCTTCGCTGTTGACTTTGGTGGTTGAGGCGTCAATCTTAAACTTCAGTACACCCTGCGCTTTAGAAAAATCAATAGTCGCCATGTTTTTGTCATTAAGCACTACGCCGTCTAACTCATGACCGTCGCGCTCCAGTGTTCGTAATTTCTCGGCCGTTTCATCATCCAGCTGCATCTGCTCGATACCGTTACGCTCAGCAAAATACAGGTTGATAGCCGTCTCGCTCCACTCCTCAAAGAATGCTTCAAAGCCTTTGCGGAGGGCGTTGTCGTCAATCGATAGCTGTGCCTGCTGAGTCTTGAGTGCTTGCGGTGTCTTACCGAAGCCAGGGTTGCCAACTTCCGCGCTAATTGAGGTATCTGGACTGTTGACCAGGTTTAGCATCTGCGACTTCTGTAAGCCGTACAGGTTTGGATATTCGCGTAGGGCGGTCGTGTCGACATTCATCACCTCGATGCGCGCGTTCTGATCTTGAATCTTGTTGACAGCGTTGGCGCCAAAGTTGAGTCGTCGTTCGTTGACATTGCCAAACACATTGACGGTTGGCTGCAATGCTGCGGCGCGGTTGTACTGATATGCCTGCATATCTCCATCTATCAGGTTCTGCAGAGGACCAATGAGTTCAAGCACACTGCGGCCAAGCGGATTTGCACCATCGGCGTCGTAGAAATACCAAGAGATAGGTATCTTACCGCGCGGGTCTTTATTTTGCTTGCGCCGCACGATCTTTTCGGTAGCAGGGTTGAAGGTGTAGAACGTTGCGCCCGCGCCAACCTGAAAACCAGTGACGATTTCAATTCCCGACGGGTCAAGCGACCGCTCCTGCTCAGCTTCGTTCTGTGCTTTGTCGTCCTTGCTGATGATGGCATCCTTGATTTCTTCTAAAGCCTTCAAGTCCCACGACGGCTCATATTCTGCATTCTCTTCTTTAGCTTTACAGCGGCGTTCTTTTTCAGCATCAATAAGCTGCTCGACGTCAGCCTCTTGCCACCATGAACGCATGAATACATAGCTGCAATCGCTAGCAGATTTTTTACCTGGCTGAAGGAAGATGTCCCGCCACGATACGATTAGGTAATCTGGCAGTAGTTCACCATCGTTGTATAGCATTGGCGTGTACACACCCTGCGCGCCAAACGTCTCGCCGCTTTCTACTGTCATCCAACTTTTATGAATCAAGTCGTATTCAGTATTGGCATTAGGCAGGATTTTCTCCAGGTAGACAAACTCGGCGATAATCGGCCATGGACTGTTCTCATCGACAGTACTAACGACGCCGGTTGGCAACTGCTGAATAGTGCGTCGCGGCGATTTAATAATGATTGAAGATGCTGTACCGTCGGTAGTCTTCGGAAATGCCTTCGGGATTTTCGGGTGCGGCTTATTTCGGGCAATGCGAGAAAACTCCGTAAACGGCTCAGTCAGCAGTTCGGTCTGCTCTTTAGCAGTACCGTATAGGTCAAAGATGTTTTTCTCTGTTAGAAAAGAAAAAGCCACTGATTACTCCAAAGATTACTGTTATTTGCAGTAAACTCTGGTTTTTTTCAGTGGTTTACGCTCGTATTATATCACAATTATGTTTATTGGGGAAATACCCCCGTCACGCTTTGATTCTCGTATATTCAAACACGACGTCAAATGAGCCTTTGTATAACATTTTTGCTCGGCCGTCATAGCGGATTGACGGATTAACTAGTCCCTCGTCTTTCTCGATCCGCATCGCTAGTTCATCGACCTTATCCCGCGCCTCCGCCATAGACCCAACGCGAAAACGCTCTTCGTAATGCAATTTTGTGCCGATAACGCTACTGTTCTGATAGTTTTTCTCAACTTCAACCGTCGTGTTTTCGTTAAGCTGTTTTTTTTCTTTGACTTTGCCAAACTCTGGTACAAACTTTTTCATAATTCCCTCCTTAATTCCATGTTGCTGTTACGTCTCTATCCGCAAGCGATTGATTATACGCTTCACCGCTGCCTACGTCGTCCTCTGGGCGCTGCGCCAGCTGTACTTGATATGCTAATGAATCGCTTGCATCATCGTTGGTGGCTTTAGGAAACATGCTGAGCTCGCTCTCTAGGTCTTTGCAGAAATTCGTGTCGCCGTGCTTGATGTGGTAAATGCCGCCACGCTCGTATCGTGGAACTAAGGCTTCGATACGTAATGCTTTGCTGTGTCCACCGTGCTTCAGTAGCTCAATGTCCATGTAGACACCGCGCCGCAGCATCTCCTCTTCCCAAACCGACTTCAGGGCTTGCGTAAACTGGTTGTCTTCAATACCGATTTTGTGCAGGTTGTACCGCTTCCAATTAGTAAACATAAGGTCTATTAGGTCGGTTGCGGATAGCTTCGTGCGGTAAGATATCACGTTCCATTTGCCTTCGCGGTCGATAAAGTTGAGGGTGATGCCAATATAGTCGGTACCCTGTTTCACGTCATCTTTACCTCGCGGGTCTATAGTCATGACGTTGAAGGTGTCAAGTTGCAACACCTTGCTGAATTCGCGGTATTTGTACCATGCCTGTTTGAACTTGCGGTTCTCTTCGTCAATTGGGTTTTGCTGATAAAGTGCTGAGAATTCATAACTACCCATCTCGGCGCGTTTCTTCAGCAGCTTCTCGAGCGAAAACTTCTGCGGCCATAGAGCTTCACCTAACTTGCGATGTTCGTCGTTTTCAGTGGCGATAGCTTTGTATTCGATTATCTTCCAGTCATCATATGCTTCACCTCTAGCCTTTGCCTCCCGTGACGCTTTGAGAACTCGACCAGCGAGGTCGTCGTCGTGCCAACGCGTCAAGATAAACACAATCATCGAGTTACCCTCCTCACGCGTTGAGAATGTCGACTTATACCAACCATCGCGTGCTTCACGAATTACTGGGCTGTCTGCTTCTTCTCGGTTTTTGAATGGATCGTCGATGATACCAATTTTGAATCCACGACCTGTCAATGCACCGCCAACACCAACCGCAGTGTAGCCGCCACCTTCTTTAGTAATCCAGCGGCCTTTGGCGCGAGCATCTGCACGCAAACGCGTTGAAAACATCGCGCTGTATGTATCAGACTGCATGATGTCTCTGGTTTTTTGACCAAAATCGGTAGCCAACTCAGCAGAATATGATGATACAACGATTGGTATGCTTGGGCTTTTGCCTAATACCCATGACGGGAACTTCTGGGTGGCGGTGTCGCTCTTGCCGTGCCGCGGCGGCATAAATATCATCAGGCGTACATCTTCGCCCGCCATCAGCCGCTGGTAGCCACGCTCCAACTCCTTTGCAATCTCAGCGTGAAACCACTCCAACTGGTATTTTGGATCAATAGCAATACAGTACTCGGCAAAAGAGCCGTTTTCGGCAATTTCTCTAAGAATCCCGACTGTTTGCTCTTGCGTTAAGCAGCTGCTCGGCTTGGCTCGCACTCAGCGTCACTCCTATATCATTACCGTTTGTCGTCATGTCTAGCTTGTCGCCGTAAACTTTCGGATTTAGCTTAGCCATCAACCACTTGCGCGTATCAATTCTCAAACGCGATCGCTGTATATTTTCGCCGTTCAGTTTATAGCCTGTCAGTTCGTCAGATTCATCATGCTGCTCCATGTAGTCATTGGTAGCGTCATCAGCAATCTCTATAATCTCTTCAGCATGCATATACGACCGCTCCTCGCACGCGCGCGCGTACTGCTCACGAAACTTCTCGTTTTCTCGCAGCCATCGGAAGAATGTCTGCATTGAGATCATGTCTTTTTTTGCGCAAATAGAACGGACCGACTGACCCTCGGCAATCATTTTACAAATCTTATCAGCTAGCTTATTGGTATACCTTGAAGGACGCCCAGGTTTTCTCGGCGTTTTCTTCTTTGGTGGTGTCTTGGGAGATGCCGGCTTGCTTTTAGCTTTATCAGCTTTTTTTGGCATTAAAACAGTCCTCGCGCAGGATATACTGCTACAGGACCTCTTGCTGAGTTATATTATACAAAAAAGCATGAACATTGTAAAACGTTTGGCGGGGACGGCAGTCTAACAATTGAAGAACCGCCTCAAGGGCGGTTTTCTTTTACTTTTTTCTGAAGAACCACCTCTTACGTGGCTCATACTGCTCATCTCCTGCGACCTTCGGAGTAAGCAGCCTGTCTAGCTCTTCGTTATACCTCCAGAGGCTTCGCCTATAGTCACAAACGAGCTGCCTCACAATATCGCGCCCATTTTCGATTACTTCAGGCTCTGCGTCGCTCGAGTTACGCCTTATGAGAATATCATAATCGCCGCTCTCCCTAAGCCTTTCCCAATACGATATTTTTTCTTTCGCGTGGTCGATTGCCCTTACTAGGCTTTCAACGCGATTTCTTTTACGATCACTCATAGCTTCTCCTTAAATCCATTCTATCCTAGGTTTATCTTTATATCCTTGTTCCCAAATATACCAGGCGTAGCATACAGCACTACCTTTCTTAAACTCTTCAGGGTCTCCGTTTATAGCTACCTGTATTCTCTTGCTGAACACAGCCACCGTCTTGGGGGGGGCAGTGTCAAACATACTGCGTCGTTTCT